AGGCTGTTACAGATTATGGTCTTTGTCTTATGACAATTCCTGATACGGAATTCATTAAGGTTGGAAAGATTAGTGATGACGTGAATCTTGCTGGTCTTGATGGGGTCTTGGGAATTAATGCTATGAATTTTTCCACTAATATTGGTTTCCCTGGATTAGGACCTAAGACACAATTCGTAAGTAAATCAGATCGAATTGTTGAGGGTATTGCTTGTCCTCGAAATATTGATCCCATGATACTCAAACAGATAAGTTCAATGGAGGCTAGACTTTTGGCAGGAGAGTCCATTAATTCTATTTTCAAATCATCATTGAAAGATACACCCACTAAATTGACAGCAGATAAAGTTCGGGTATTTGCTGCTGCAAATATGCCTTTTGTTATGCTTGTGCGTAAGTATTTTCTTACTCTGGCAGCTTTGGTGCAGCGAAATAAGATAGCTACTGAGTGCGCAGTTGGAACTGTTGTCCAATCACCTGAATGGACGGAGTTATTTGAGCACATTGGAAAGCATGGGTGGGATCGAGCTATTGCTGGCGACTATGCCAAATTTGATGGACGCATGAGTCCCCAATTTATGTTAGCTGCTTTTAAGCTTTTGATCAAGTTAGCAGAGAGGAGTGGAAATTATGATCCAGATGATCTCATTATTATGCGTGGGATTGCGACAGAAATTTCATATCCCACTTATGATTATTTTGGAACTTTAGTTCAGTTTATGGGTTCGAATCCATCAGGGCATCCTCTAACAGTTGTTATTAATAGTTTTGTTAATTCTCTTTACTTGCGTTATTGCTGGTATGCTATAGCAAGAGAGAAAGGATGGTGGAAAGTTCCGCTATTTACTTCAAAAGTTTCAGCAATGACATATGGAGATGATAATATCATGACTGTGGCAAAAGGATATGATGATTTCAATCACACTGCTATCGCTGCACAGTTGGCTAAGGTGAGTATTAAATATACCATGGCCGATAAGGAGGCTGCATCTATACCTTTCATCAATTTGCAAGAAGCTTCATTTTTGAAGCATTATGCTGTTTGGGATGATGAACTAGAGTTATATAGATCTCCTGTTGAGGAGGATTCGATCGCTAAGATGTTGCATACACATTTGAAATCCAAAGTTTTAACTATGGAACAATCAAGTGCTGAGGCTATTCAAAATGTAGCATTAAAATATTTCGAATTTGGCCGCGAGGTGTACACCAAACGAGTTGTTCAGTTGGAACAAGTCGCACATGATGCTGGAATTCAGGGTTATGTAGGACCGATCATGGATTATGATGATCGTGTCATTTGGTATCGCCAAAAGTTCGACCTTTAGGTCGGATTCATAGCCCGCCCTGGGGGCTTTATACCTTGGGCCACCGTAATTATACGTTGGATAAGCTAAAAATAGTTGTTTGTGTTTGTATAACGCATGCGTGGGAGGTTCTGCATTACCTTCTACCCATGGACAGCTACACAAATAGTCAATAATTTCCGTTATTTAGCGGAGGAGTGACTTCCATCAAAATAGCACTGTTATGTTGTCGATTAATGTGTCGCACATAATATTCATAAATTACATTACTATTACAATTCATACAATTAAAGAAGAGGAAGACAACCTCATATTAAATAACAACACTAATAATTACAAAAATTCATTACTAAAACGAAATAAAGCTTTAAGACAAAAATTAGATAAGAAGTATCGACATGTATGTCAGCTAGAAAAGCGTATTCATTATTTGGAAGCAAAAATATATTTCTCTCAATCTGGAGTTGTATCAGATTCCCAACCCTCTCCTGGATTGAAAGAAGAAGAGATGGCTACAGTATCCGACCAACAAATTACTGCTTTTGCAGATCAAGATGCTGGATGGACTACTAGTAAAGTCGGTGGATATGATTCAACAATGGATTTAGCAAACAATGGAAATAGTGCACTAGGAAATTTTTTGGAACGCCCTATTAGGCAATCAGCACAAACGTGGACAGTCGGTACACCATTTTTCTATAAATTCAACCCTTGGAGATCCTTTTGTGAGAATACATTTGTCAGAGATAAGATCAAAAATTATGAATTACTCCGCATGAAATTACATGTTAAATTTGTCATTTCTGGTACTAAATTTCATTATGGTCGAGCCATAGCTGCATATAATCCTTACAATGGAGGAGATTTTGTAACTACAACCAGAAATTTTATATCTCAGGATTTGATTCAAGCCTCTCAGAAACCGCATATATTTCTTAATCCAACTAAGAACACAGGAGGGCAATTGGATCTGCCTTTTTTCTTTCCGAAGAATTACATGAGTATTTCAAGCGCAGATTGGTATGACATGGGTGAGATTGTCATCTCGTCCTTTGGTAACTTGCTTCATGCAAATGGCGGTGATGATCCAATTACTATCACTACTTATATTTGGGCTGAAGATATAGTCCTTACTGCACCAACTAGTTCTGACCCTCCAGTTTTGACATCTCAGAATGGTCGTCGTGGTGGACGTCGCTCTTCCTCAGATGAAGCAAATACTATAAATGTTAAAGATGAATATGGACAAGGCATTATCTCTAAACCTGCGACTGCTGTTGCAAAGGCAGCGGGAGCTTTGACTCATCTACCAATCATTGGTCCATATATGACAGCCACTCAAATAGGGGCCAATGCATCAGGTCGCATTGCTTCATTATTTGGTTATTCCCGACCAAACATAGTTTCAGATGTAGTATTGACGAAACCTTCCCCTACTGGAAATTTAGCTAACACAGATGCTGCAGATGCTGCCGTCAAATTGACTATGGACAGTAAAGCTGAATTGACAGTTGATTCTAGAACTGTGGGATTAGATGGAACTGATGAGATGGGAATTCTCGATTATTGTACGAGAGAGTCTTATTTGACACAATTTGATTGGGAACCTAACTTATCACCAGATACATTACTTTGGAATACTCGTGTGTGCCCTATGCAATTGGATAACGTCAATAGTGAAATCCATATGACTCCTTTGGCTCACATGTCTACGGTCTTCAGCTATTGGCAGGGTTCACTAAAATTTCGATTTCAAATCGTAAAAAGTGATTTTCACAAAGGTCGAATCCTGGTTAGATGGGATCCAAATGCTCATACTAGCACAATCAATTATAACACAAATTATTCTCGTGTCATAGATATTGCTGAAACAGATGATTTTGAGATCGTTGTCGGCTGGGGTCGAGCATTACCCTTTTTACCATGCGGTCTACCATATGATACTGGCTCTAATTTCTCTGCAGTGCAGAGATTGCTTCCAGATGATACGTGCAATGGAATGTTGGAATTGGCTGTATTGAATGATTTAGTTTGTCCAAGCGTTGATGCACCAATTTCAATTAATGTATTTGTATCAGCCTGTGATGATTACAAATTGGCTGTCCCTAACAATGAACATCTTATTGATTATCATCTTTTCAATAATGGGGATCCAGGACCTTCGGCTGATGTTCCCGATGCCATTTATTGCTCTCAAAGTTCCGAACCAAATGTGGAAACAGGTGCTACCACAGTATCTGATAAGCCTACTGCGCCATCTGAACTAACAACGATTGGGAGTAAATCTGATCAAGATGATCCTACCTATAATGTTTTCTTCGGTGATCCACCAAGTTCTATTCGTGAACTTTGTAAGAGATACACCTACTCCAGACTCTGGTGGCCTGAGAGTGCTAGTGCAAATGCTGTTAGAATGGCAGAATTGACAAATAAAGATATGCCCTATTATACTGGTGCGGATTCAGGAGGAATAGATGATGGGGTATTATCTGGTCAACTAACTATTGGACCTACTGCATTCTCTTCGTGGTTTGCACCGCAGTATGCTGGTGTGCGAGGAGGATATAGAAAGAAATACATGATCAATGGGGGAGATGCTCCCACTGTACCTATAGTGCAAAGACGGAGTAGGATTGATACAGGTAACGGCGCGATTAGTTTCAAAGAATTTCCTTTAGCCGCACCTGTGGACTACATCCAAAAGATTTGTGCCAGATGGGCGGCCCCCTATTCTGGCAATGGATGTGCTGCTACAAATACATATATTAATAACACATTAGAGGTTGAATTACCCTTTTATATGAATAAGCGTTTTGCATCACCCCGAATCTTATCAGCTCAGGATCTTGATTGCAATTCACATGCTGTCATGGTTAGCACCGGTGAGGTAGGCAATGGCAGTTCTATTCGCAATCATTCCTTTTATCAGTTTGATGCTGTAGCTGAGGATTGGAGCCTCTTTTTCTTCACAGGGGTTCCGCGTTATTGGAAGTATACATTAGATGAAAATTCCAATAATTAATTATAACTATAATATAATTCATAAAAAATTCACTCGACTTTGTAAGAATTCGATCGAGTGTCGTATCTAGAATTCAACAATATTCATGCAACTATGGAAACATAGGTATGAATATAATCGTGTGGGCGACCCGCACGTCACATGTTAGCGCATGTAGGAGACATTTCTCGACTTTTTATAAAAGTTACTTGGTATTTTACCTCGAGATTCGTCTCGAGGCTTTTTAGCTAGGTGGCAATTT